AGTCGATATACACCAGATCACCAACGTTGCCGGAGCCGCCTGCAATAACGTCACGACGTACCGACCCTGGAAGGGGTTTGACTTTGCGTGCAGTAATCGCAATGTCAGCCATAGTCTTGCTCCTTTACTTTCTTAGATTCAGGTTCTTGATTCCAAACGCTCGTGCTACCTGCTCCTCGTCGATCGGAAGGACATCCTCTTGATGCCCCCGGCGCTTTGCATCAGTGTCAGGTATATTTTCTCGCTTCTTTAGAAGTCCCGGGCGCTTTCGCGCCAGAGCTCGAGCCGCCATTTTAATGTCTTCTTCATTTAAAGCATCCTCTTCCAAGTCGAGTTCTATGTCTCCCAAACGTAGAAGATCTTCTGGGAACTCAAACCCAACTTCGGTGGCGACTCGCAGAACCTGCTGCTTTTGGCGCTCTTCGCGGACTTCTTTAATGCGCCGTTGCACCTCTCCCTCTAGCTCCTGAATTCGTTGCTTAAGTACCTCAACCTCTTCGAGGTCCGGCTCCCGCTCCTTTAGCAAGTGACGACGCTGGGCAGCCTCTCGATTGGCTTTCTTGAGCGCGGAGCGAGTACGTTGCAACTCACTCTCCAACTCAGCAACCCGTGTCTCGAGGTCTTTCTCAACTTCTGGCACTTGCTCAACTTCGGGTTCAGCTTCAAGCTCAGGATTCGGATTCGGTTTGTTCTCTTCGTCCATCTCGGTTCACTCCTTCAAGTGGTGTTGCCAGTCCCTGCATCTTTGCGATTTGCTGGACTGTATATCCCATTTCTTGCCATACCTGTAGTGTAGGTACACCCAAACGGGCTTTAATCTCTAGCGTCTCTAAACGCTCTCGTTCAGCGCTAGTTTGCGGTTCAGCCCAGGTAGCGCGAAACCGCACAGTTTCATCGAGGGGGTCTTCTAACGGGACCGCAAACTCGTTGTGGAGACGCCGCGCAACCCTTAAGCATTCGATCCAAGATGCCCCGAAAGCTAGTTGGCGGTTTCTGACTTTCGCCAGCAGTGGTCCCTCCTGTTCTTTTAGGGTTTTATCACTGGCAATCTGGCGAGTAGAGACGAACCGGTTTACAGGGGTATCACTTACCATCGCCATCCACAAAATTAGTTGTTCAGTTAGGTCAATCAAAGGTTTGACGTCAGCAGGATCGATGGCGTCGAACTTTGCTTTCGAAGCGTCTTTTGACGTCGCTATAATCTGCCCCGGTTCAACATTTAACCAATTTGATCGATCTTCCGCGGGTTCTTTTCCGTCAATTGTTGGAATAAACCCAAGCGCTACATACACCCGAAAGGCTGTATTATCTGCGGCCGCCAAGGCGTCAACAAGACACTTGTTAATCGCGTTTTGCATTGGCAAGGCGTCCCACGCCTCAAACCGCCCATCTTTATTGACGAACGGGATTACTGGAATCCCCAATGGACGGCCATCCTTGCGTAGCCACGGAACGATTTCAAGAAGTTCTAAATCACCCCGCATGTTTCGGGCGTATTTTTCGATGCGGTCGGGGTAATAGAAAGTGCGTCGTTCGCGCCGAACCGGTATTCCACCAATCCCCGGCACTGAATCGTACCATACCTTTACGGCGTACAAAGGCTTTTGATGGCGGTCTCCTTCTGGGTACTGGATAAAGCATCCCCAACCCGTCCCGCCGACCTCTAAACTAGTATACCTCTCGTGGGGAATTAGAACGGGGCGATTCTCTTCCGCGTCCCAATCAACCACAACAAAATACTCACTGTCGCGCAAGGCCCCCTCGTGGACCTCTTCTTGCAAATACTCCATCTTGTTGTCGGTCCACAAATTCATCGCCCATTCAACCTGGCGGGTGTCTTCAGCATCAAACCCAGCCACGATAAGACGTTCAGACACAGCCGTCACCACGCTACGCGTGACATTCATACGGAACCACACCTCGTCTAGACCGGTACCCAAGACACGCCGTAACCGGTCCGTCAACGGCACTATCTGCTCCCCGTTATGATACTTGCGGGCAGTGACTATCCGGCGTTGGAACTCCAACTCGGTGCTAGTAAACTTTTCTGCCAATAGAAGATCGATTTGGTTTATCATACGTAGTTATACACAACCGTCCTTGCGGGTAGATAGGTTGCCCCGACTAAGGCCAGAACGAAACTGTCAGCTAGATCATCGTGCAAACCTTCCGGGGCTCTCAGGGTGGCGCCCTCAATACTGCTTAGTTGCATGAGGGTCTCGGTCGTACGAATCTTGGTTGCTCGATCGCGTAATATGTCGGCGGCATGGTTGTACAGTAAGACCTTCCCGCGAGCCGAACTAAGCCAGCCTTTGCGGTCGTCCCAGCCACTCAACAGGTTCGCTTGAGGATTCTGGTTAAAGATTTCCTGGATAACCGTATGCCCATGATTGTTTCGTTCAACCAAAATCCCGGCATCGTTGTAGTAAGCCGCAACCTCCAAAGCATAAGTCGCCATCATTGACGGTTCAATTTTACCCTTCAAGTAAGCAACCTCTTCGAGGGTTACACAATCAACTACCGTCAAAGCGCTGTCGTCGCTTGTTGGATTGCCCTCTGCAGGATCAACCCCAATCGCATAGCGACGCCCGAAGATTGGAGGCGCGTACACAACTAACATTGAAATCGCCGGTGCCCGCGCCGTACTTAGATCTAAGGGGGTCGTTTTGTCGAAGCACTCCATCAACCAATCATTTGAGAAACGCTTATCTGTGGAGTTGGCAGCGAGCGCCTCTGACTCCGTTGAGGGATATTGCTGATACAAATCATCCAGGAACCCAGTCCTTGCGTAGATGTCTTGCTTTTGTTCCTCGTACCACTCTTGGGTACGATCGGGACGCGCATTCCACGGTAAGAACACGGGAGTCCATGGACTCTCCCCAGAACGAGCCGCTCGATACATGCGCTTGAAGGTGCTATTTGGGACGGACTTATTCGCGCGACTCAGTAAAATCATCCTACCACCCCCATCAATGGTCGGCTTTACAGCGTTCATTAACCGATCCAAATCCGGGACTAGATCAGCCTCATCCACGATGGCTAGAGAGGCGGTGTAAGAATCGCCAGCTGTTGTCGGAAATGCATACGCAATCGAGCCGTTAGACAATTCCCATACGTGCGCACTATCTTGACGGACGTCGCGAACTCGACACCATTCTGGGAGCCGCTTATAAACGCCCCGCAACCGATCTAGGAGGTACATCGCCTCGTCGTCACGACGCGAGAAGAGCAAAACCGTTTGTGCCGGTCGAAACAACATCAACCATAACGCAAAACACAACACCAACCAAGTCTGCCCAAGTTGTCGCGCCTTCAGGATGATTACAAGCCGGTGCTCGGATAGAGTTTTTAAGGTGCTAGCTTGCTTCGGCCACAATCTAAATGGAACCCAGACCCCTAAAGTAGCATCATAAATGTTGCAGTACTCATGAATGAAGTACAGAGCCGATGCACGACATTTTAACCACTCTCGTCGAGGATCTTCCGCTCCCATGACTCTACCTCAGCACGTGCAGCTTCTAAATCCTCTGTAGTAAACGCGACGCGCGTCTGGACTTCTTGTCTCGTAACCGCAGGCAAACCTGCGCGATCTAAGATTTCTTTCGCCGCCTGAACTGCATATCTAGGCACCCCAAGGGCGTTAATAAGAGCCTCAACCGCCAACGGGGTTGCGTCACGTAACCGGCGGGAAGCAGCCTCTACACGCGCGAAGATACGTCGATTAATCTCGCCATCGTAGTCCATCGCGCGTTCTTGCCAACGATACTTAATGGCGGTCTCCACCCAGGAGTGCTCAATTTCTTTAAGGGCTTTCGCTCCGGGAGTCTTTCTCCCCTCAGCCAACTGCCACATACGATACGCTGCTTGTAGCGCCCGCGAAGGACCCTGCATCAAATAGAAGCGCTCGAATCGGTAATACCAATTCGCGGGCTCATCAGGCAGGGGCCACCAGGTAGGACGAGTCTCTTTATTCCATCCCAGGTCGCGGGGCGCGCAATCTAACTCGACGCCTTCAACTAAGATGCGACGTCGAGCCTCTTTCAGCTCGCGAACGGTTAATGATGGTACCGGATCCTCTGTCATACTCTACACACCTTTCTTATATGTAATTGTCCCGCATAATGGTCGAGAAAAGCACGCTCCCAATCTGCACACGGCCTAGGGTCGTGGGACAATAGCGCTGGTTGTGGGGGCCGGCTAGTTGGTCGCTATAAGCTTAAATGTTGCTTTCTTGCGACCTTTCGTAAAATTATTTTTATTTTTTGATTCACGGATAGATATATAAATTAATGTCTAATAGTTAAAAACTCGGAGAAAAAAGTTTTTTCATGCACAAAGTAGTTAATAAAAATATTTTTGGAAAGAAACTAAATAATAGATAATAAATAATGGTAAATAATAAATGGGGGTTACCCGGGGGAGGGGTCGTAAGAAAGTGAGATTTGGCCTCTAGTTTTTCTAGACCCAGAAAATGTATAATAAAAACAAATAAAACATAGGAGGAACGAAATGACACGACGAGAAATAGAGACACTCCGAGCAGATGCTGTCCAGATGTTTGAGGCGGGTATGGAGATACCAGACATTGCGACGGAGTTAGGAGTGTCAGTCCCAACAGTTTATCGCTATCTCAAGACGTTGGCGGTCGACCAAGCTCCGGAGGGGTGGGATGAGGCGGTCCGCGCGACTGGGGAGATCGTTCGGGACTACGCTGAAGGTGTCCCTATCTCGGAGATTGCTCGGAGATACGGGACTACGCGGTATTGCGTTGAGAAATTGTTAGTAGCGGAAGGCGCGCATGTTGGTTCACGGCGAAAACAAGCTCGTGAGGATCGCGAGAAGCTAGTTGTAGAAGCGTATCGTAGTGGCGCGCGTATCGTTGACATCGCCGAACAACACGGCATCTCTACTTCTTATGTCTACACAGTCTTAGCGCGGCATAAAATAGCGCCAACGCGGCGTCGGGTTTGGTTTGACGAGTAGGTAGTAGGTAGTAGGTAGTAGGTAGTAGGGCTCCAAGTTGGGTGGGGCCCTTTTTTGTTGCTTTTGGCCCCCGGATGAGTTGAGCGCGTGAAAAGTTTTTGGAGCCTCACCGTAACAAAAAATTAAAAATAACGGTACATTTATTACTGGTTTTTTGCATTTTTAGGGTTTATAATAATATCATAATTTGAACATTAAATAAATAAATAACAAATGAAAAAATTCCCCTCAAAATTCCCACATTTTCATATTTTAAAAGGAGGTTTGAAATGACCCAAATGTATTCGATTAAACAGGCGGCCCTAGAGCTCGGGGTGAATGAGCTCTACGTGCGGAAGCTGATCCGCGACGGTAAGTTGTCAACCCAGATGGTCCCGGTCAAGCCGGG